AGGCAAATATGGCAGAACGTCTCATCAACGTCTCATTTCGATTTTCGCTAGCGCCCGACCGTCACTACAGGTGTAGTGAGTCACTACAGGTGTAGTGACGTTTCCCCCATGTGCTCATCCTGAGCATAAGGGTAGGCAGGCAGGCAGCGTGCGGATACTGCGCGGACATGCAGGCGGGCTAGCTGCTGCGCCGTGCGAGAGGCCCTTAGCTATCAGCCACTAACGCGTGAGAGAGTGGGCAAGATCGGATGATGGCGCAGCAAACGAAGGCAGCGAACGGGGGAGCCCGCGAGCCCGCCTGCCCGCCCGCTCACGTTACGCGAACGCGTGTGGAAAACCGCGCCCGGCCACCCGCCCACCCCACGTTCCCGCCCGCGCATGTGTGAAAGGGGCTGAGTCTATCCCCGACCGGCGGAGCATTCTGTCGAATCAGCCCCCAAGGTTTCAGGTATTTTGAAATCGCTTCGCTAAATGGTGAACGAACGCCTCCGCTGCCGCTCCGGCTCCTAACCCCCTACTCCACCAGCCACTTACACCCCACCACAGCCTTCCCACGCCCACCCCAATCCCACACGAATAGCCCCTCTCCCCCATACAGGTTCTGATTTTTCACGCTAACGCTCTCAAGCACTTACAAGAATGTACTACCAATTCTAGCCTCTACTACCCTCGTTACACGCTTACTAACAATTCCTACCTCTTCTAGTAACTCTATCACCTACTAGCCCTTACAGACCGACCGTAAGGGAGGTCTGTAAATATACTAACCTCGCTATTATCAATGTTCCTACAATCCTTAGTAACACGTCTTACTATATAGGGAGTAAGAGAGATACCCTCTCATCCTCTACCCTGGCTAGCACCCGCTAACCTGTTCTCTCTACTCCCCTTCTTCATCTTCCCTCGCCAACCCGAAGGGTTGGTCTGGCTCTGGAGTCCCCGTGCCCCGCAAGCCCGCGCCGCCGTCCTTCGAGGCCACCGCCCTCGCCGGCACCCTTACACCCGAGCAGCGCACTCGCGTCATCGCCGCGTTCGCTGAGGATCATCGCTTCGAGCGCGTGCTGGCGAAGGTCGACGTCCCCGCCGAGTTGCTCCACCAAGCCCTCGCGGATCCCGCCCTGCTGAGCGAAGCGCTCGCGGTCAAGCGCGGCTACGTCGGCCAGCGATTCGTCGCGGTGGCGTTCGACGTCCTGCTCTCGATCGCCACCCACCCCGACCAGCCGGCGGCGCAGCGCCTGCGTGCCCTCGCGGCCCTCGGCGGAATGCTCGACGTGCCGGTCAACGTGGGCGTGAGCCAGAAGCCGGCGGGCAGGCAGGGGCGAGCGGTGAAGGCGAAGCCCGCCGGTTCACAGCCGATAGAAGAGATGCTCCGCAACCTGCGCGACGTCGCGGAGGACTGATATGGCCGTCGCACTCAACGCCGACAACTCGCTCACATTCTCCTACCGGATCCCTGCCGCGGACCGTGCGCGGTTCCTTCGCGCCTTCGCTGAGGGAGCCCCATTCGAGTACACAGCCTTCCTAGCCGGCCGGGCCGACACCGCCGTCCTGCGCGCCACGTTTGCTGACCAGCAGCTCCGCCAGTTTGTTCGCCGCTGGGTGCGGAACTTCTACGAAGAGCAAGCGGCGAAGCTGGCGCGGGAGTCGGAGGTGGACATCGGAGTCGTCGACCCGTGAGCCTCCGAGACACGCTACGGCTGGGCGCCTACACGATCCGCCGCGAGTACCTCAAGAAGCTCCCGCCTGACCCGAAGACGGGAGAGGCGACGCACGGCTTCTTCGACTCGCTGAAGCAGCGCATCTACATCATCACCGGGCTTCATCCCGACCGTGAGCGCGTGATCCGCTGCCACGAGAGTCTGCACCTGATCGCCTGGGAGAAGGATCTTCACCTGGACGATGATCTCGAAGAGCGCATCGTGACTGCCCTGTCCGAAGGGCTCTGCGCTCTCTACCCCAAATTCGACTTCTGACACCGCTTCGGGTAGTCCGTTCCGCTGCTGCCGGGAGCTTGCGGGCCGACCTCGCGTGTGTGCGGAGCGGGCTACCCGAAGCGATGTCAAAGAAACAAGAGAACATTGCCGAACGCCTCAAGGCGTACCTCACCGACTTTCCGCGCTATGCCCGCGAGGTGCTTCGCATCTCGACCAAGAAGGGGCAACTCGTTCCCTTCGAACTCAACCGGGCGCAGCGGTATGTCTGGAGCTTGATCGAGGAAGACAGAGCGGCGGGCAAGCCCGTTCGCATGTACATCCTCAAGGGTCGGCAGATCGGCATGTCGACGCTGATCCAGGCCCTCGCCTATTGGGTCTGCTCGATGCGCGAGCACCACATGGCGCTTGTCGCGGCGCACGAGGACAAGGCGGCGACCAACCTCTTCCAGAAGTCCGACATCTTCTACAAGTCCTCGCCGCCGGAGATCCGCCCGCAGGTGCGCCGCTCGAACCGCGAGGAGTTGTACTTCGCGAACCCCGACGCGGAAGGGACGATGGGCCTGGAGTCGCGCATCCGCGTGCAGACGGCCAACAACCGGAACCTCGGCGCGTCCATGACGCTCCAGTTCCTGCACCTCTCCGAGTTCGCCAAGTACGAGTCCGTGCTGTCCGAGGTCAAGGTGGCGATGGCGACCGTGCTGCAAACCGTGGCGCGCGTGCCCGGCACCTTCGTCTTCCTCGAAACCACCGCGGACGGTATGGGCTACGGCTACGAGTTCTGGCACGCTGACAACAATTACCGCAAGGTGTTCGTGTCGTGGGTGGCGGACGACGAGTACACCAATGAGCAGGGTGTTCTTGAAGCAGAACTCGACGAGGCTGATGACACCCGCTGGGGGAACGAGCTGTGGCTGCGTGAGCGCATCCTAGACGAGTTGCGGCGGTGGTATCCAGAGCGCGCTGACGACGAGGACTGGTACGCCGAGGAAAGCCTGCGAAGGCTAGCGTGGCGCCGCGAGATGATCGTCACGCAGTTCAATGACGACCTCGCACTCTTCCGTCAGGAGTACCCGATCACCGCGGATGAGGCGTTCCTCACCAGCGGCTACTCCGTCTTCGACCAGCGCAAGGTCCGCGACCGGATCTACGCGCTGAAGCTGCGGGATGAGAGCGGGCGCGAGTGGGGACTGCACCATCCGCCAGCCGCCTTCCGCTTCGACCGGGACATCAACGACTTCTACGAAGCGCGCTACGGCACGCTTCGCGTCTACGAGATGCCCGATAAGCAGTCGCGGTACGTCATCGGTGCCGACGTTGCTGAGGGCATTGCGGGCGGCGACGATCAGGCGATCCAGGTGTTGAAGCTCCCGGATCTTTTGCAGGTGGCCGTCTTCGACGATCCGACGACGGATGCGAACGAGCTGGCTGACGTGCTCTTCCACCTCGGGCGGATCTTCAACTACGCGCCCATCAACATCGAGATCAACGGGCCGGGGCTCGCGACCGTCAATCGACTGTCGAAGGTTCTCTACTATCCCGGCTACCTGTACCAGCGCGAGACGTGGGACGACGTCGAGAAGAAGTACACGAAGAAGCTGGGCTGGCACACCAACCGCGCGTCGAAGCACATTCTCGTGACGGACCTCCGGCAGGCAGTCAACGAGGACGCCATCAAGTTCCGCGACATCTTGACGCTGGAGCAGATGACGTACTACGTCAAGCACAAGGACGGAAAGCTCGGTGCGGTTCCTGGAGAGAAGGACGACCTTGTGATGTCGCTGGCGCTCGCGCTTCAGATGGCGCTCGACCAGGGGCTCTTGCGGATGCGCGATCAGGGCGTGGTGACTCCACCGCGGCCGGCGGCTTCGCAGCCCTACACGTTCGACTGGTGGGCGAAGAAGGCACACCAGCAGGACGGCCCGGCGCAGCCCCATTCCGCCGCTTACTACCGGCAACGATTCGGGAGAGCCTGATAGATGGCTTACGGCAAAGACGAGTATCCGCGGGACGACCCCGCAGCTCTCGCAAAGATGTGGCTGGAGAAGCTAGACGAGGCTCTCGTCTGGCGCGAGAAGCAGCCCACAGCGGCCAAGCAGTGGAAGCGCGGGCGCCGGCTGTTCCGCGGCGAACATTGGGACGAGGACGTCAGGCTCGAAGAGGCATCATCGGAGTTCCCCCGCGATCGCATCACGGTCAACGTGATCGGCTCGACCGTGCGGGACTTCATGGCGTTCCTGTTCAAGCACAAGCCGAAGTTCCTGCTGCCACCGCGCAAGAAGGACGCGGTGGTGCGGGCTCGGCTGAAGGCCGCGCTCGTCAACTACTGGTGGCGTGAAAAGGCTTGGGTGCGCGTCGTGCGGCGCTGCGTTTGGGACTACCTGATCGTGGGTCACGGTATCGCGAAGACGGGCTGGGCGTTCGAGATCGACGAGAGCGCAAAGGCGAAGGACGGGCTGCTCGAACTCAACGAGGCGATCCGCAAGGAAGAGCCCTTCGTGCGGCGCGTTCCTCCCGAGCGTTTCGTGATCGACCCCGAAGCTCCTGACGCTGATATCCACACCGCGGCATGGGTGGCCGAGTGTTTCCACCGCCCACTATGCGATGTGCTCGTGACCGAGCGTTACAACAAGGACGTGCGGGCGGGGATCAAATCCGGCAAGTACCAGCCGAAGTTCGTGGAGTCTCCACTCGATCTTCCGGGCAACGGTGATGGGGCCAACGACTTCTCCGCCAAGGAACTCAAGAGCCTCGTGCGCGTGTGGGAGGTGTGGGACAAGAAGCACCAATGCGTGCTCACGTTGATCGACGGTATCGAGTACCCGGTGGTGAAGAAGAACTGGCCGTACGCGTACCTGGACGGCTTCCCGTTCGTCTGGATCGGCTACGACGAGATCCCCGGCGAGATGTACCCCACCGGGCTTCCCTACGCCCTCGAAGACCAGCAGCTCGAACTCAACCGGATCCGTACGTGTGAGTTCGACCACCGCCGCAAGAACGCGGTGCGTATGTGGGCTGCGAGCAACGCCGTCACGCCAGAGGAAGAGACGAAGCTTCAGATGGGGCAGGACGGAACGGTCGTCAAGATGCCCTCGCCGGAGTCGGTCAAGCCGCTCCAGGGTGCCCCGCTCCCGGAAGACAACTACCGGGTGCAGGAAACCATCATGGCGGACATGCGGCTGCTGTCCGGATCTGACCAGCTCACGCAGGGTGGCGACCTTCCGAGCCGCACCTCGGCCACCGAGATCAGTGCGCGGCAGGAGTACACCGGGCGCAAGATCGAGATGCGAGTCGAAGCCGTCGACCGCTTCCTGACCGACATCACGCGGCAGATCGTGCAGCACATGGAAGCGAACTTGACGAAGGCACAAGCCGTGCGCGTCGAGGGCTTGCAGGGTCGGATGTGGGCCGAGGTCGGTCCCGACGACATTCGCGATGAGACGGACTTGGAGATCGTCACCGTATCGGCTGAGCGCGTCGACGAGCAGGCTGAGAAGCAGATCGCGACTCAGGTTCTCGATCGCATCCTGAACGCTGTTCCGGTGCTCCAGGGCGCCGGTTACGAGGTGGACGTCGGTGGACTCTTCCGCTGGTTCTTCGAGACGAAGATGGGCGTGCTGGAGTTCGACGAGTTTGTCAAGCGCATCCCGCCCGCACCACAAGCGGCTGGTGGGATTGGTGGTGCAGCGAGCGGCGAGTTGCCGCCGGAGATTCCGCCCGAGCAGCAGCAGATTCAGCAGGACGCCGTTCACCCGAACAGCGCGACGCTCGGGGCGATGGGGGGCTACTGAGGTGCCGATCTACGTCTATCGCCTACAGGACGGACGCGAGGTAGAGGAGTTCTTCCACACTTGGCGAGAGGCACCGCAAGAGCTGCTAGTGGGTGGTGAGGTGGCGCGGCGTGTTCCGGCACGTTTCGCTACGCACTTCGCCAACGCGGAGCTGCGGGCCGCAGCGAAGCAGGGCGTCGTTCCGATGGAGCCCGGCATGAAGGAAGCGGCGGCGCGGGCGCGGAAGCAGATCGAGCAGAAGCAGACGCGCGAGCGCCATGAGGTGATCGCGAAGACGTTCAACGAACTTGGTGTGGACTTTTCACTGTAAGGAGAGGGTGCAGTGGCGGATCAGGACACGACGGTTACGACGGGCGACGTCAGTGGTGAGGGCGACGCGTTCGCCAACCTTGACTCGTTCGAGGCAAATGCAGAGACGGGCGAGCTGGAGGCGAAGTTCTCCGCTCCAGAGCCGGAGGCGGAGGCTGCGGCGGAGGATTCGCCAGATCTTCACGACGACGGCGCGGTGGCGGAGGAAGCAGACACCTACGAGAAGCGGTACAACGATCTCCGAGCGGAGTTCGATCGCCGCAACGCGTCCTATACGCAGGCGGAGAAGGCGGTCGAGGAGAATGCCAAACTGCGTATGCTGGCCGGGCGGCTGCTTCAAGAGCGTCGCGGTGGTCGCGCTGCTGGCGATGACGAGGAGAACGTTGACTACTTGGAAGCGTTCTCCGATCCGAAGAAGGGTCGCGAACTACTCGCGGCGCGAGAGGCGAGGATCATCGCTCGCGTGCGTGAAGAGGTGCGACAGGAGTTGGAGCAGTACCGCCCGGCGCTAGAAGACTCGGCCATGTCTCGCGAGGTGCGCGAGGCAGTCATCGAGCATCCCGATCTATTCAACTATGGCCCGCTCATGGAGCAGGTATACGATATGTTTCCCGATCAGGAAATCACGATCAAGCGTGCTTACCTGATTGCGAAGAAGATGGCTTCACTGGCCCCCGGTGGAGCTTCGGGCAAGCAGCCTCCAGTGGAGACACCTGCTGACCCGAAGCCGTCGCGTGGTCAGGTATCCGTTTCCGAACTACGCGATCGAGCCGCCCTCCTTGAGACGGAAACCGGCGTCGGTGGTGTGGTGGGGGACAGGGTGAAGAAGCCCGCGCAGTCTCGCCGTGAAGCGTTCGATCAAGCTTTTGAAGAGATGATGAACGGCGTCTGACTGCTTTCCTCTACAACACGACAAGGAGTTTTGAGATGCCTAAGCTTCTCGGGGTGGACGTGTCGCTGACGCACACGACTGCGAAGCACGTTCTTGGCGAGCAGCACATCAGCCGCACGGGGAAGACGTACGTGTACGTTCGCTCCGACGCCACTGGTGTTGCGGTTGGCGCGACCGTTTCGGTGACGTCGGCGTGGGTGGTGACGTCGGGTGCGTCGGGTGCCGCGGTGTTCGGTGTCGCTTCGGTGGCGCTGGGTGCCAACGCCTACGGCTGGGTGCAGGTGGCCGGTCAGGTGACGGCCAAGGTCACAGGCACTCCCGCGTCTGGCTCGCCGCTTTCGATGCTTTCGGC